ACGTTGCAGCGCCTGCGCGTTAGGAATCAGGCCATCCATGATCTCTGTCTTTAGCTTGAACTCACCGCCAGCATTGATCTGCTCGCCTTCCTTCAGCTTCTTCGGCAAGTCATAGACCTTCTCTGGCGAGATTGCCTTGGGGTCAAGGATAGACAGCGCCTTCAGATCCTTGAGTGCCTTAGAGTCTCTGCCGCCGCTGTCCAAATAGCGGAGCGTCAAAGCAGCAGCCTCTACCACGCGCTGCTCATGCAAATCCTTCTCGGCCTTCTCTGCTTGACCTTGGCGCAGGGAAACAACATCGCGCAGGGCAGAACGTATCTTCGTCTTTTCTTCGGATGACATCATTGCCCAGACGGTAGTCATCTTGCCAGCGTCGTTTTTGAATAATCTATTGACGGCCTTTAGCGGATCGGTAGAAAACTCAGGCGACGTTACATATTCAGAAACAGCATCAACACGAATCTGTGCCTGCCTAGCGTCAATATCTTTGCGGAATTCCTCCAGTGTAATCGGGCCATGCAGCGCAGCCTGATCCATGTCTGCAATCACAGGCGACGCGTTAGGATTGGTCGCAACCGCAGCTTTGTACAAATCCATGCGATTCTCAAAATCCTGTTTCAGCTTGACCAGACCCTGTTCTTTTGTTTTCTTGCTTTCCAGCGTCAGTGCATGACTTAGAACAGAATTGCCATGCGTGGCCATTGTTGCGCGAAACTTCAGCGCAGCCTCGCCGTCTATCTTTGCCAGCGATGCGGTAAACCCGTCGGTAATTGACGTAATCTTTTTGCTGATCTGCTCTGCGGTGATTGGCTGACCGGCTTCAATCTGCGCCAGCATCTGGGTCAGCTGCTGCCTGCCTTCCATCTCAAAAGCATTGGAGAGCTCAAAGCTGCGAGCCTTGCGCACAGCCTGGTCGAAGTAGCTGAAGTTACCCTGCGGGATAATCTGCGATGTGTCGCCGTTCTTTGCTGCCTCAATCTGCTCAGGCGTGATTGGGTTTTGCGCGGTGTACTTCATCGCCTGATCGACGCGGATGTCGCGGATGACGGTGTTAGCAAACTGACCCATGCGGTCGATTACTTGAGCCAGCGTCTGGTTTGCCTGTGCCTCCGCACGCGGGCCGACGTAATCCACGCCACGCGGCACGATCTGCTGCATTGGGGCAGCGTTGACCTGGCGCAGTTGGATGTTTCCTGAGTCGAGTCTGGTCGCCATTTATTTGCCCTTGTAAGCCTTGTAAGCATCAATACCACCCTGCACCAGCGCGGCTGTCTCAAGCAGACCACCCTGCCGACGAGCAGCAGACGCTGCTTGCGAATACTGACCAGCCTGGCGCTTGGCAGCGAACAGATCCAGCGTGTTCTGCAGCTCAGTGGATTGGATCATTGCCGTCGCATCCTCAAAACCAAGCACACGCGCAGTCAGCGCGTTCAGGTCTGCGATGCCTACGTCAAACATCGTGTTCTGCACGTTCTGCTGCTGCACCGCCTGAAACGATCCTTCGCCAACCACCACACCAGATGCGGCTGCTCGAGCACGGATAGCGGCATTGGTCTTGCGCATGTTCGACAGTAGGGTGTTGCCTGCGATTTCATAGTTGCGTGCTTCGATCTCCGCACGCTTGAGCATCCGACCGGCCTGGATGTTGGCGTACTGCTCAGAGAACTGAGCGCGAACGTCAGCCAGCGCCACGGAGTCAGCGGCCTGCAGCAGAAAGCCCGTTTCCTGATTGATCGCTGCAGCCTTCTGCGCCTGGCCGGTAGCGTAGGCGTTCAGGAAACTGGCTGCGGCTAAGTAATTGTCTGCCATGTTTTACGTTCCCGAATAAACAGCCACGCGGTAATCCAATCCCAGCAGGTTCATCTTTAGCGGCAGGTTTTGCGTCACCTCGATGGCCTGCTCGTTGCGGTAGCCCAGCACGCCGTTGACCCGCTTGATGCCGGTGAACGTCGGCACAGCCAGGTCAAGCAGCGGGTTGTCCAGCGCCCGCGTAATCACCGGCTGGGCGTTCATCAGCATGTGCTGCGTGTCTTTGAGCACCGCGCTGATCTCCACGATCCGCTTTTTGAATGACACCCGGCTGCCGGTTTGCAGCTTGATCTCGACCGGCATCGTCTTGACGTACACAGTGATCGGCAGTCCGACCTCATAGGCCGTCGTTGAGGCGCGATCAAACGTCACCGACCCGCCGCCGCTCACAGTCTCGTTGGACTGGGGCACGCCATCCGTGATGACGTTCAGCGCCTTGCCAATGTGCGGCAGGCTGCTGGCACTACCGGCAGCTCCACCGGTAAACGCGCAGTCTGTGTACAGATCGTCTTTAAACTGCTCGATGAAATACCGGGTCGTGCCGTTAAACACTCGCTTGGTTACTGCGTAAATCTGGGTCACATCCACGCCGACATCGATGAACTCGCCGTCAGTGGTGAACTCCGACGGGGCGGTGATCTGCTGGCTGCGCATGATTGAAAACGCTGCCATGCTGCCGTCGTTGGAATTGGTCATCAGCAGCAGATCAGACTCATCGGTGCTTGAGGCGCGGCGCAGGGCAATGCGCTGCGGGCCTTTCAGTAGATGGCCAGACAACAGCGAGATCCGCTGCGTGATGTATGTCTGCTGCGTGTCCGTAAACACAAACTCGTTTAGCGACTTGCCCTGGCGCTGGATGTAGACCGAGCCGGATTCAACCAGCTGCACTCGAGTGCCGGGCTTGATGCCGTTTCGGCTGACGTTCTTAAACGTGAAGGTCAGCGGAGTAATCGGGTCGGTTCCCTGCTGCGGCACATAGAATTCGCCGCCGGTAGTGAACACCTGGAAGTCACGCGAGCTCACAATATCGGTAATGACGTTGAGCTCGTTGGTGTCTAGCGTTGCCTCGACAGCATCGTCATCCAGCGATTCAGACGGCACAAAGTCAAAGAACAGGCCAATCTTGCTGCCCCAGATAGTCGACGGGCGCGACTTGCTACCACCGAAATACAGCCTGCCTTCATGGAAGGTCACGCTGCGCGGCCAGCCTTTGCCAGAGCTCCACACGTCCTCATAGCCAGACTCAATCTCCCAGTTGCCTTGAGCGATGTTGCTGGTGTCAAAGAACGGATACTCGGTGATCGCCTTGACGACCGTTCCACTGACGTACTCGACAATACGAGCCCGCCCCTGTGGGGTAGCGTTGATGTACTGGTTGACGCTGGCAGAAGTGAAAACGCTGTTCTGCGCGGTCAGAGTCACGTTGCCAGACACGGCGCTTGGCGTCAGATGGCCGGATGTCGGCGTGGTCAGAGTCAGCGTGAATGCGTATTTCGGGATGCTGTCAAAGGTGATGCTGGTCGCCGTCCAGCTTGCGTCGTTTGCGCCGCGCACAATCCGCACAGGCTGCAGGTCAGGATGCACCACGATCAGCGTGTCGGCGCTCTGCGTCCAGCACATATCATCGACAATGCTGCTGCCGATGGTCGTTGTCAGGTAGTTATTGCCGGTGCTGTTGATGTTGCTGACAACCGCGCCGTTCTTGATGACGTACATGCGGTTGTGCGTGAAGCAGAGCATGTACGAGTCATCGACTGAGAACTGGAACGGCACTAGGCGCACGCCATTGCCAGCAGATGCTGTGCTGGTGTTTGGCAGCTCAAGAGTGTGTTTCAGGCCAGGCCGACGGCGCAGACCACCCTGCGGCTGAATCAGCACATTGGTCGCCTTGGATAGCGCGTTGCTGTACGCCTGCAGATCCACGCGAGCTCGCAACAGCGGGTCAAGCTCCCCGGTGCTGAAGTTCGTAGTGAAGTCAACAAAGCGCGGCATCAGTTCCTCACTGCGATTAAGGTGAAGTCCTCAATGGCGCGGGTTGGCTGACCCTGCGCGTCAATCTGGGTTGCAGTGCGGAAGTACCCACCGCGACCGTTCTCTGCTGGATCGCCCACAGCCTTGCGCTCCCAGCGCAGCGACTTGTCCTGCTGCTCAGTGATCGGCTCTGCCAGATGCCAAGCCATCATGTACTTCATCAGCTGAACGAAATAGGGTGGCCAAGCAAATTCACCGACGCTGTACTGATAGTCGATGTACACAGCCTCAAGGTTGGTCAGCAGCTGGTCGCCCTGGATCTCCCAGTCCTTTTGCACCGGAGCGCCGGGGCTGGCGCTGTCATACACGGCACGCGGGCCTGCGAGGCGATCACCCGGCAGCTGGTACGCATAGCGCCAGACCGATGTCGGCGCAGTCAGCAGGCGGGCAAGCTGGATCTTCTTGGTGTTGAATGACCACGGGTACATGACGAGCGTCGAATCCCGCGTGTCAGGGTACAGACGGTCGCAGGCATTGGACTCGTCGGTGCCGTCATTGAAAGACGAAATGGGCTCTGCGCCCAACAGGATCAGGGCATCTGCACAGATCGAAACGCCGGTGTCGCCTGCTGCCATCGCAACCTCTTAATGTGAGAAGGGGCTGGCCCGTATTTCAGAGTCCAGCCCCCGGTACTACGGTTGACCGCGGTTTAATCGCCGTCGGTAGCCGACAGAGTGGTGCCGTCAGTCACATCAACCACGCCCGAAGCGTTGGACACGACATAGACCAAGGTGACAACGGCGGTCGAGCCGGTCGAAGTCACGCAATGGATGATGTCGCCAACCTCAAGGGTGTTGGCCAGCGTGTTGAAGTAACCCGAAGTGTTGACATCCGCGATTGCATCTGCGGTTTTGTAGCCATACATCGACGGGGCATTGCCGCGCTTGGACGCGGAGTAGGCGGTAAAGCCAGCTGCATCAAAAGCCATGATTCAGCCCTCCCTATTAAGCTGCAGCCGCGGTGTCGCGGGCAGTGATCTTGACGATACCCTCGGCATCGATGGCAACCGAACCCGCCGAGAACAGCGCATTGACCAGCCAGCTGGTCTTTTCGGGGATGTAGTTGATCTCAGTCTTGGGCGCGATGCCTTCTGCGTAGCCGATAGCATCCTTGTGGAATGCGTACAGGGTACGGTCGGACGAACCGTCGATTGGCAAGCCACCTTCGGAGCGGTCGCCCAGCACATGGAACGTGAAACCCAGGAACGAATTGATCTCGCCCTGCACCAGTGCCTTGACGGTGTTGAAGTCCGAGCTGGTGACGGAAGTCTGCTCAAGCATCGCAGCCAACGAGTTGGCGTGGATGATGATGTGACGGCCATCAGCAGGCACGTTCTTGGTGTTCAGGATCTTCGCAGCTTCGCGCAGCTTGGATACGTTCATATTGGTGTTCGCGCCACCAATCGAATTGGCCACGGTGCCGGTGCCGGAAGCAGCTGCCAGAGCGTCCAGAATCAGCTGATCCTGGCGACGGCCAATCGCAGCGCCGACCACTTGGGCGAGCTCAGAGCGCTCGTCAAAGTTGACCTTTGCCTGCGAGAAGATGTCCGAATACTCGGCGGCGTTCCAGTCCGACAGCGTGCAAGTCACGGTCGAGAAGCCGACGTTCATCGGGGTTACATCGGTCTGGGTTACGCGGGCAGTTGCCACGCCGCGACCGACTTTCGGAAATTTTACTTGGGAGCCTTCGACACCACGACGCTGACGCACAGCGCCCACCAGCATTGCCTTGCCCTGGTAAGCCTGTTTGACTTCAGCATCGAACAGCGTCACAAAGGCATTGCTCAGAGAGATAGCCATGTTGACCTCGTTCGGTTAAGTAGTCAGGGTTTTGCGCGTCGGTGAGCCGGATGTCCGGGCCTTGCTTGCCGCTTACGGAGGCCAGTCGGTGGTGTCTCGCCACAGGTCAGGGCCGGTCGCCCGGTATGCCTTGCGGCTGATTGTATTGTCGCGTGAACTATTTGCAACCAGTCCGATTGGCAAATGAACAAAAAAAGCCCCGCCGGGGGAGGTGGCGGGGCAAAGACGCGGCAATGGCAGGCCGCGTGCGAGAGATCAGTCCTTGACCACCTGGGCGAACAGCTTTTCTACCTTTTGGCGGTACGCCGCGTCGGTCTTGTATTTGGGATCGCCCACCATCTGATAGAGCTCCTCCTTGGTCGGAGCGCCTTCCAGCGGGGTGGTTTCAATGGGCATCCTGCCCTCGTAGGTTTCGCGCAGCTTGGCAAGCATCGTGATGCCTCGAGCCGTGCCAGCCATGATCTTGAACTCGTCCCAGTCATCCTGACCCCAGGTTCCCTTGGCGATCAGACCGCGAGCCCAGTCGGCCATGCCGTTGACCAGTGCGCCGCCGTTCGGGCCGAGCTTCTGCATCTCGGTGGCAGCGTCCACAGTCTCGCCGCCGACCAGTTCCTTGGCCGTTTCCTGCAGCTGGCGGGATAGTTCATCGAACTGCGCTTGCGAGATCCCAGCTTCCTTCGCCCAGCCGACCAGCGTCTGAGCCATCGGGTTGTCGGCAGCGTTGTCGCCAAACGAGCTCACATCGTAGTTGCCGTCTGTCGGTGCCTTGTGCTTGCCTTGGCTGATCTGCTTGCGCAGGTCTGCCCAGCTTTTGGACATAGCCTCAAGATTGGCCTCGCCCTTGTCGGCATCCCAGAAGTTGTCGGGCAGATATTCCGGCTTGGTTTTGGGTGCGCCGGTATCGGATGCCGGTGCTGCCGGGTTGTCAGGATTCTTGTGGTCGATAGCGACCGCATCCTTGCTTTCGGTGTTGGTATCGTCTTGCAGGTTCACGTTGTCGAGTAGGCCAGTGCCAGCACTGGGCTCGACGGCGGTGTCAGTAGTCATAAGTTCCTTGCCATAGAGATCCGCGCCATTAAATCCCGCACGACATTACGCTGCCCCTCGGCAAAGTAAGCGTGCGAGGAGTCCGTACCCGGCACGGCGACAGGTACGTCCACATACATTTCCTGCAGCCATTTCATCAGCGCCAGACCGTCCTCGGTGCCGAATACGCGCAGGCAAAGTCTTGCCAGATCCTCCCGCTGCTGGGTAGCAGCACGGATGTCCGGCGACTCCTCAAGTTGTTCCAGATCGTCCCAGCCCATTACATTGCTCCTTCAGGTGCGGGTAGGGCAGCTTGCTGCTGTTGCATCACTTGGGCTTGCGCCATTGCAGCCATTGCCTGCTGCTGTTGGGCTTCTTCCTTGATGACAGCGCGTTCCTCGGCGGTGTTGCGCACCATTGCCGGGACACCCAGCTTGTCGCCCACATAATCGACCGCGACCTCGTTCTTGAGTGCCAGCTGGCCATCGGAGCCAAAAGCGCCGGACTGCATCAGCTGCTGGTACTGGATGATCGCGTTGACCTCCTCCATGTTCTGCGCCATCGCCAGCGGTGCGACCGGCACCACCTTGACCTCAAGGCCGTTGACGCGCAGGGGCAGCTGGATCAGGCCACGCTCGTCCATGACCTCAAGAATCTTGGCCACCAGCGGGATCATCGTTTCGTTAATCAAGCGACCAAACGCAGAGCCAAGGTTTTGCGAGAGCTCCTTCATGCGCTCGACAATCTCGGTGGCCGACCGTGCAGACATGTTCTCTGGCGGCAGCGATTCGTCCAGCAGGATGCGCTTGATATTGCTGCGCAGGTCGTTGATGACTAGCTGCGACACATTAAAGTCACCGGAGCGGGGCAGGGCTTGCAGGGCTGGGCCTTGCGGGCCACCGTTGCGAGCCACTGGGATGATCGCGCCAGGAATGATCTTGACCGTGTTTGGATTCAGCACACCATCGTCTGCCGCGGTGTAGACACCGGCAACCGCGATGCTGGCGTTCTTCAGCAGGAGTTCAATGGTTTTGTTCAGCGTCTTGATGTCGGGCAGGGCGGTCATCAGCGGGCCGCGACCGTAGATCTCGCCTGCGACCTTCATGTACCGCGAGATCACCCAGGGCGACGATTTGCGGCGGCGGTAGACGATCTCCTCTTTGCCTTCCTTCCAGATAACGTGGTAACAGTAGTCGCCGCGACCAGCGTCATAGATGGTGGCCTCAAGGAACTCAATGTCATCAGCAGGCTTGTCTGCAACCTTGCGCTTTAAGTTGGGCGACATCTTGGCATCAGGCCACTGGCGCTCAATGCTCTCGCCCTTGATCCTCATGCGGCGGTAGACGTTATCGACCTGGCCGTTCGCGCCTTCCTCGTAGCTGACCAGGAACAGCGGCACCGGCACAAAGTTAATGGGCGACACATCGTCACCAGGCTGCACCATCATGCAGGCAGTGCCGACCGCCAGATCCAGCAGGAACTCACCAATGGCGATGTCGAAGTTGGACTGCTTCAGCACATCAAACATCTTGTCCCCGTAGGAATCCAAGATCTGCTGCAGCATGGTTTTCTTTTCAAACGGGATGGTCGGGCCAGCCTCAAGCCGTGACCACTTGCGCTGCGGAGGAAACACCACGGACTGCAGACGATTGGCAAACCGCTGGGTCGAGTTGATGGCAGTCGAGTCAAACACCCGCTGCATCTTCTTGCTGCCAGTCGCGCCACCTTCCCAGACACCATACAGCTGGCGCTGGGGCAGGGCGAACTCATAAGCATCCTGGTACAGCTGCTGAAACTCGTCCTTTTTGGTTTGCGCTGCAGCCTGGCGCTTGATGATCTCCTCGACCTTCAGACGCTTGCCGCCAAGCGGTGTCTTGTATTCCATCTTATTTTTCCTTTGCTGCGGCCATGTTGTCGATTAAGTTTGGATAGGGTCTGCCAGCCTTCTGCGCACGACGCATGGCATTGCGCTTCTCCGCGCTCGATAGCTTCTCAGGCTTGCCAAGATCCTTTGGCCTTGGCTTGTCCCAGACTTCTTTCATGACTGTTCCTTCATCAAGCCGCGCTTGCGCTTGGCACGCTCTTGCTCGGACAAGGCAATGGCAATCGCCTGGTCGCGGCTCGTTACCTTTTGACCAGAGCTCGACTTCAGCTTGCCCTCTTTGTACTCGCCCATCACTTTGCGAACCTTGTCCATCATGCATCTTTCAATAAAGGTCTTGATGTTCTGCGCGATACAGCTGCCAGTCGCGCACCTTTGCGCTCGCCGACTTCGCGCTGATAGCTTGTTTGCAGCTGCGCTCTTTGTTGCTCAAACTTTTCTTGATCGAATTCAGGAAGTTGCGGAGCCGTTGGAGCAGCTGGGGCCGCAGGAGCTTTTTCATTAAACTTTGGAACCGCTCTTGTTGTTACTTTATAAAAGGTGCTCCCATCCTGCTCATATCCTTGAGATCTCAAATCATCTATTGCGCTTGATGGCATTTGTCCAACTTTGCCGGTGCTCAAATTTTTTACCTGCCATGCGGCTGGAGATCCACCAACTATTTGAAAGACAGCTTGTCTTTGTTCTGGGTTTGCTTCGTAGTCGGATAATGAGTTATTAAAATTCTCAAGACGTTGCCTATATGCAGCTGCCGCAGATTCGTACTGAGGCATCTGCACTTCTCTGTATTGCTTGACCGCAGCCTCATACGGAGCCATGAGTTCATCGCGCTGCTTTTGGTAAGCGGCGAACTCTGACTGATATTGGCCAGTCATCGCCTCAATGTTTTTCTTGTACTGCTCTGCAATCCGAGTCAGATCGGACTGCTTGCGCAGCATCATCCGCTTCTGGTATGCGGTCGCCATTACTGCATCCTCATGCCGGAGCCGAGCATTGCCTGCTCAACACCAAGCTCAGGGGTCATGCGCTCTTGCGACAGCAGCGACCTGCGACCACCGCGGGTGCGGGCACGCAGCGCAGATGCTTCCTGCTGTGCGGCCTTGCGACGTTCCTCGTCGGCAGCTGCCTGCACCTCTCTAGCCTTGTTTTCCATTGCCAGCTTGTTTTCTTTGTACTGCAGCTGCTGCGCGTCAAACTGCTGTCGCGCCAGATCCGACTGCTGCTGCAGCGATGTACTCTGCTTTTGATACTCAGCGGTCTGACGGGCGACCTCAGTGCGCATGGCTTCTGCGTCAGCCTTCTGCTGCTGCAATGCACGTTGCTGTTGTCGTTCTGCTTCATTACGCGCTTTGCGCCCCTCATAAGCGTTATAGATAGTCGAGGCAACAATTGCCGTTGCGATCCAGACCATTCAATCCTCCGTCAGTTTCAATAGTTCCAAATAGGAATCAAGCTTTGCAAAGTCAGGAGCGATCAGTTCCTGCTCTAGCTTTTCCATGTCAGTCTCAAACGAGTGATGCACGTTCAGCATTACCAAGTCCTCATGCACAAAACCGACGCGCTTGGCACCAGGCTTGGACACAAACGTCGCCGGAGCCTGCAGCTTCACTACGCCTTCATCGGTCAGCAGCGTGATGCTGCCCTGAGCGATGATGACGATGTGCTCAGACTTGTGGATCTTCCCCACAAACGCTTGACCAGCTGGCATCCTCATCTGCCGCACATACAAGCCATGCGCAAACCAGTGTTCAATCGGCACATCGACCTGCGGCTGCTCTGCCATCCACGCCTGAATGTTCATGACCTGATCGCGCACAGACTTTGTGGCAAAGCCTGAGATCAGCTGCTTTGCGTCATCCGCGCTTATCAAGTCGCTCATGCAAA